AACGATCAGTGCCTGGGCCCTGTATGTCTTGGAAACGTCCACATTTCCCTTTTTATTGGTTGCTGTCGCAAGAAGATCCATGTAGGTGTCTCCTGCCAGCGCCTTAATTTCTACCGTTACATCCTGTCCCATAAGCTGGGATAAGCGGTTTGCTTTAATGTCCTTTACCGGTACCTCGGCAACCTTCTCGCGGTCCAGTCTCATAAGCATATCAATTGATAATTTTTCCATAATTTTCTCCTCCTACGCGATAATTACATCCAGTAACTCATAGCTCTCATATGTAAACGAGAGGGTTTCCTCTGTGATTTTTCCATTCTCCCAGTCCATCAGTGTCAGCTCATCCAGCTTGCAACCGTACAGGACGATTCTCTCCGCCCCTAGCGCATCCGGATCTTCCAGCTTCATGATGATCTTAAAGCTCGGAGTTTTGCCGCTCTTGATCGTATCCGACGTTTTCTTGACAATGTTGCTGCGGACATGGTTCAGTTTGATTGATCCCTTTCCTTCTGCTTTGATCAGCTTTTTAGCAACCATCAGGCAACGCGCCCGCTCATCATATGTCAGGGACACCTTTGCCTGTCCTGATACAACTTCCGCTAAATAGTCATCATCAAACCAGACTTCTCCGAAGGTTCCGTTGATCACCTGATTTGCCGTATATGCCTTTGCCATTTCTTATCACCTCCATCACACATTGATCGTAAGACTTACGTCCTCGATCGCGTCTAACAGTACAACGGTTGCATGGAGGAATACATGCGATCCAGTATTAGCAACCTTGACCTCATCATCCGAGAGATCCGCTGGTTTCTTCATCTCCCCATTCACCGTCACGTCTTTCCCCAGGCTCTCCAGATAAGTTCTCTGAGTCTGGATATCGATCTCCGCTGTTCCGGACTCGATAATTCCGTCATTGACAAGTGTCTGGAAGTAACCGTTGATTGCTGTGATCAACAAACACTTGTTATCATAGCTGTTCGCGTATTTTCCGATATAGCTGTCCTGGATCGTTGTCTGAATATCTGACTTGATCATATCCATATCTTCCACGAGCTTCACTTTTTTGAAGGAATCTCCCTTGACCCCTGTCGTGGTCACGAAAGAGGTGACGGCCCGATCCAGCTTTACCTTTTCCCCGTCCCAGAATCCCAGAAGTTTTCCAGCTCCAACCGCTGTATTTCTCGCCTCCGGATCCAGACGTTCCACATCATCGAAATCTTTTAAAGGTGCATATGTGGCCGCGATCGTCACATCGGTGCCTGCAAGAATTCCTGCAATCCTCGGAGTTCCCTGCTCCGCTGTATAGGTCTTTCTGGTGATCGTAACAGTATTATCCCCGTTATCGCTCGTCTCGTCCTTGTAAAGCTTGGATGTCCAGTTGATAATACCTTCGCAGTCCGCCGAATCCGCATTCGGCAGCACTGCTTTGATCATAAAGTTATTGTTATCGCGCTGGGATTTCACCCAGGAAACGATATCTTCTATCTTTCCATCCGTCTCAACGGTCGGAATTGCCATCCACTGGAAAGTCTCTGTCTCAAAATACTTCATCATAGCTGTATAAAGCTCACCGGTCTTTTCGGAAGTCGTCGGCATAACATACACAAGCACCTTTAACGGTGCCTTACTATATCCCTTCAGAGCATCTTTGATATACTGCTGGTTTGCGTCCGATATACTTGTCGGCACATCAGACACGTCACGCACGGTATAAGTATCCGGTGTCTCTGTCACGCTGGCATCTCTGAGTACCAGCGTAACGATTCCTCTTGAACCACGTTCGATCAGGCTGGCCGCCTTCTCAATAAACGTAATAGAAATACTTGGCGATGTTAATTTTGCCATCTTAGTCTCCTTTCACTGTCATTTCCGTGTGTAAATGTTCCATCAGCTCCTCGGCCTCCGGTCTCTGTGTATCTTCCCACCAGTCCAGCGCAAAGGAGATCTGCAAAATATTGTTCTTTTCCCCGATATACTCATGGCCATATCGGAGCACAAGAAGCTCCCTTCTGCCGATCCGGATCGTCATGCCGAGAAGCTCCCCGATTTCTTCCGCTTTCTCCAGATTGTCCATCTGATCCGGAGTTCTCTGCATATAGGTGATCAGAACGGAACAGCCCTTATGCAGCATATTTTTTGTCACATGCTCAGCTCCTACGGGAACACATTCCACAAAAAAATACGGGGGAACGGCTTGATCCACCGTATCATTCCCATATCTTGTGATTTCCGGATATTTCGTTTTTAAAAGTCCATTGACTGTGCGGATCACGCCCGCATAGGAAACATCAGCCATGATCCGCCTCCTTCACTGCATGGTCCTTTGATTCCGTACACATGAGTTCCAGATAATAATTGTCTTCCAGAGGATTCGTGATGTAATTAATCTGGAACTGTCTGCCCCGGAAAAGGATCACATCTTTTTCCGTGACATCCGTGCGCCGGATCGTCACCTTGTACATCAGGTCATTTACACTTTTGTAATATTCAAGCTGTTCTTTTCCCCGGACCGGCCGTAGCTCTGCCCAACAGGTTTTCAACGGAGCGAGTTCATACACGGTGTTTCCAAGTTCATCTTCCGTTTCCTGATACCGCATGATCGTCACCCGGTGCTTCAGGCGTCCCGGATTGATTCCTTTTACCAGACTCATGTCTCCGTCTCCTCCTTCTTGAGCTCATATTTCATCCGGAGCTGCAGGATGATGGACTGGAAGGTATACTCGATCCGCTTCTTTGTCTGCTGCTCAGACTGCATCAGTTCCCGGTTGTCATACATATTCTGAACAATCGCGGCCAGCAGCACCTGAGCCGTCGGGTCCGTGTCGTCGTATGCTCCTACCGCAGATCTGATGTATTCCTCTCCGGCAGCCATCATCGTATTAAGCAGACCGTCCTCCTCATCCCCATCGATCCGGAGATAAATTTTGATATCTTCCAGTTTCATCCGTTACCTCTCTTTACGCTCCGGCTACCGTCGCATCATCAATCGTGACAACACCGTTTACAAATGCCTTTGCATCCTTTGTACGGACATCCATTCTCAGGATTCCGCGGAAAAGAGTCATATCCTGCTCATAAGCGTTAAATCCTGTCACAGATGCGGTATTGGATGCCAGGATAGAAAGCTTCTGGCGGTCAAAGAGCTTAACACCTTCCTTCAGATCACCACAGATCATCGGAATTCCTCTCTTCTTTGCGGTCGTTTCGTCAGATTTAAGGATGGAATTCGGAACGATAATCAGCGGGATATTCCTGGTTCCAACCGCAAGCATCTGTTTGATCGGGGATGTCGGATCCGCATTCGGCTTTAACAGATATCTGCCGTTGGTATCCTTTAACGTATCCATCCAGTTTAAACCATCATCGTTGGTGACGATCTTGGATGTATCCTTAAAGGCGGAACCGAGAGTCACATTAATAAGCTTCTTGATTCCATCAAGATTTGCCAGTTCTGTGGCGCTCTTACTCTTCATAATGTTAAGGATCAGGCGGTTTCTTGTCGCGATATCCTGTTCCCCTAACCACTGGATCAACGTATTCGCGATATTCGCATCAGAATCCGCAAGCAATTCATTTGTTACCGGCAGCCATCCAGCATACTTCTTGATCGTATACTCAATAACTTCGAAGCTTGGTCCGGCAATACCGGAAATTTTTCCGCCCTCAGAAACTTCCGCAAAGCCTTCATAATCAGCTCTTGACTGGTAGGTGCGGCGTCCGCTCTCGGTTGTTACGGTTTCTGTATCAACGAGAGACTGTAAAGAGAATTTTTCCTCTCTGTAACGGTTGATCTCGGTACGGATATCATCCGGAACGGTATATCCGCCGTCCGCTTTTGTTCCCTCCGTATTTGCCTTCGCCGCGTCTTTAAAATAATGACGGGCAGCATCTGCAAACTCGTGGATCGCTTTGTTGTAATTTACATTGACGTTCTTAAGTCCGCCCTTGTTTGTCGGTTCCCCTCCTCCCGGCTCATTTCCGCTGCCGTCATCTCCACCGGCCGGATCCAGATCCTCGATATCCTTTAACAGGTCAAATTTGTCCTGAAGATCCTGCAGCTCCTTCTTCGCTGCCTTTGCCTCCTCCAGCTTTCCGGCGTTTGCGAGATCGATCACCGTCTGCTTCTGCGCATTGATCTGATCTAACAGTGCAAGTAACTTCTTATTCATGCTCTTTCTCCTTTCACACCCCGTATTTATCGAGGTCCTTTAACAAGTTTTCTTTTTCTTCTTCAGCAGCTTTTTCTTTTGCCTTTGCTGCCCGAAATTCTGCTGCCATTTCAGGCGTCACTGCCATCATACCGGACGCATTGGTCAGCGCCGATGCTTCTTCTGAGATCGCATCAACAAAGCCAAGCTCCACTGCTCTCTCAGCAGTCAGCCATGTTTCCTCGTTCATGAGCTGTAAGATTTCTTCTTTCGACCGACCAGTTTTCAATACATAGGCATTCGCAAGCGCCTCATCATAAGTCCGGAGGATGTCAGCCATCTTCTCCATATCCTGATGGTTTCCAGATACTCTGCTGGTGGATACGCAGTGGATCATCAGCATTCCGATCGGTGAGATCGTACAAGGTCCTGCCATTGCGATCACCGAGGCTGCCGACGCCGCATAGGACTCCACCTCAATGTCAACGTCCTTCCGGCCGCGGAGCATCGTATACATTTCCTGTCCGGCAAAGACTTCTCCGCCTCCGGAATTGATCTTCACCTGCAGCCGGTCCCCCTTCGGCAGCTCCGCAAGTGCCTTCTGGACATCTCCCGGCGTGGAGCACTCGATTCCAAACCAGTCATAGATCTCCTTCCAGTCGTTCCCAACAATATCTCCATTGATTTTTAAGATCATTTTCCTTCATCTCCTCCTTTCCCCACACCATAAGCGGCTCCAACGGACTCCAATGGTACATAGTTTCCATTGACGATCAGCTGATCTCCACCCTCAAGAGATGGCAAATCCAGAAAATGTCTTCCCTCATTCGGCGTGTAAATTCCATTCTGGACTCCCGATGTGATCGTTTTCATCTGCGTTTCCGCATTCGTCCGGAGCAAAACACGCTCATTGAACTTATACAGGAATCCATCCCCCCGCTGCTTATCCGTCAGGCACTTATAATTGATCTCCTGCTCGTACATCGTGAGACGGAACAGCATGGTATCTACTAAAAAAGCCAGCTGCTGCGTTTCTGAATTCGCATAGCTGGACTTTTCATAGTCGTTGATCTGATTTGGTTTTACTCCGAATGCCGCCGCGATCTGCAACGCCGTATATTTTCGGAGTTCATAATACTGTGCATCCGTCAGTTTATAGGTCAATGGCTGCAATGTCATTCCCACAGGAAGCGGTACGACCTTTCCGGCATTCTTTGCGCCGGTGAGAAGATCATTGTATTCCTTCTGAAGTTTTGTCCGTAATGTTTTGTCGAGATCTCCGGTATACTGCAGCACGCTGGATGCCGTTAAGCCGCCTTCATACATCCTGTTAAGATATGACTGTGAGTTTCCGGCACCTGTAACCGTATCTTTCAGGATCTCACGCACGGATTTTCCCATAATGCCGTCCCAGGTCAGCCAGGTCTTGAAATGCAGAACGCTGTCCTGCCGGAACGTATAGGTCTTTCCTGTTTTCGGATCTGAATAACGGTAATAGAGCTGTCCCTTTTCCCCAAAGACGCCAACATCATCCATCAGGACATCCACACAGTCTGACTGCATCGGCCAGAATGCCCGGACTACATATTCCCCTCCGAATTTCTTCCGCTTAAATTCGGTCTGCATCCAAACATATGCGTTTCCATAGTGCTGGCAGTTTGCTTCGATCGTCGCCCAGAAGGTCGCCGGTGTCATGATCGAGTTCGGCCGGTACATCAGAAGGTCAGCCGCTTTATCTGTCGGCGCCCGTACCCGTCCTCCACTCTCATCTTCCTTGTAGAACTTCAACGGCATCTTTCCCATAGTCTCCGAAAGCGCCTTTAGACAGGTGAAATATGTCGTCTCAGCAATCGCCTTCGGCTTTGTCTGGTCGATCCCAAGAAGCTCCAATAGCTTTTCCAGCGTGTTCCCCGATGGAGAATCTGCTGAGATCTCATTTTTGATCGATCGTTCTTTCATTTTACTAAAAATACTCATGATCCGATTTCCTCCAGGAACCTCGCCACATAATCATTCATGTTTTCCGCTTCAAAATCGTGATATAATGCCAGTTTAAAAGCC